GCGGTGCAGGCCAGCGAGATAGGTGAACACGAAGATAAGAAAAATAACGCCAGCAGTGGATCAAAACTTACCGCACAAGAGTCGATAGCACTGACCTGTTTAGAGAATGTGATTAAACAAAAAGGAATGCTAAAGGCTATGGAGGGTACTCAGAGAATGTGCGTCTTGATAGAAGATTGGGAACTTGAATTTAGGGCGAAATTAGGACGCAAACCAAGCGGAGACAAAACATTTGATAAGGCATGGTCTCGCGCTAAAGAGAAACTGACAACTCATAAACTTATGGATATGAGAGATGAATGGGTATGGATGCTTCATAAGACTGTAGACAGTGAGTCTTTTTGATACTGTGTTTATATACATTAAAAATGGAGACATTTGGAGACATTTGGAGACATTGTCTCCGTGAATGGAGACACGACAAACGAGAGTCTATAAGACTCGTAGTTTGTCTCCATCAGTGTCGCCGACACCAATTTATTTGAAAGGAAACCGAAATGGCAACAAAAGCAAAAAGCAAACAGCATCCATCAGCAGAGAGTCCAAGTCCACAAGCAGACCCTTGGACGATTTACGTTCAATCAAAACTGGTGGAGTTGGAGGTTGCCAAAGCAGTCAGCGACAGGAAATGGGGAGAAAATCGACTGATTACTTTAGTAGACAGTCAACTCAGAGAGAAATTCTGGATTCAGAACGCCAGATTGCAGCAAGCAGTGACGGCAAAGGATCAGGCGAAATTCGATTCAAGCCTGGCGGGAATGATCAGAGCGTATGGCGTGCTGGATCAATGGGCAGCCGATCAAGGCATAACGCCAGCCAGCAATAGCATCCCAAGGATTGAGTGGGAGATGCAAAACGGCCAGGTCATGGTGATTGTCAGAACTGTCAACGAGGCCGTGGCAATACAGCGTGAGCGTCAAGACATCAGCAATCAAAACATCTGGGCTATGGAAGAGATTGAGGCGCTGATGGCAGATGAACGTATGCAGCAAGTCATCAAGATCAAAGCACTATTCCCAACAGCCACAGTAACCAGCTTCAAACCAGCGCCAGACTTCAAGCTCGGAGGGGCAACAGGATTTGATGACTTTGAAAACGACTTGAAATTCGATGACAATGAAGTCATGGAAAAGAAATTCGACACGAAACTAGCAGGGAGAATGAAGAATGCAGCAAATTAAGCGATTAGCGGCAGCAATCAAGGACAAGGTACTTAATGCCATCTACTGGATCAAAACAGCTTTAAGGAGGCTCTAAGCGTGGCAGGAAGACCGAAATTCAGACAGGACATGACTCTGCTTGAGGAATTGCCTCACGACATGATCGTGTCCATGTTTGAGGCAGGCAAGTCACAGACCACGATCTGCTACGAACTCGGTATCGGGCGCAGGGCGCTTGAGCAATGGATCGAAGATACCGATCCCTCTATAATTGCGCGTGCGCGCGCGATAGCCGCCGATAAACTCGCGGTGGAGACAATGACCATTGCGGATGACATGGACGTGGAGCATCCGCAGCGCGATGTCCAGCGCATCCGGACGAGGCAGTGGCTGGCCGAAAGGTGGGATCAGAAGACTTACGGCTTACAAAAAGCAGCCTCGATCAACATCAACATCCAAGATTTACGCATGGCCGCGCTGCGCCATGTCGAGGTTGTCGATGACTTATCCACAGGCGAGAGGCAGGATTGAGCCGTGATTGATCACATTGCCCTGTGGATAACGCAACTCTGCCTGTTTGTTGAGCAAATACTGGTCAGTTATCCACAATTGACTTAACATAATGGACATCGTGTTAAATGGAATATGTCAGCATTCTGTAAGAAAGCATATAGATCAATGACTTGCATGAATAGTGGATTGTGGATAACTTTTAGCGGTAAAGTGGCCGCTGCTGGTGCCGGAGCGTGCCGCTGGCCGTGGGCGGCGGCGACCCCCCCATCGCTGGTTTTGGCGGGGGCAGCTGATGATGCAACCGAACACCTACCGAAATCCGCAACCGACATAACCACATGACCCTACCCCCTACCCCCACTGCGACAAAGAAGCGCGTCCCGAAAAAAAATTCTGATGATTTGGTGGCGAATAACCCATTTGTCGAATTCGTCAAGCTCTACAAGAATAATCCTGTCCTATTCGTCAGAGAGGTGCTGAACACTGAGCCTGACCCGTGGCAAGTGGAATTCTTGAACCACATTGCGGCTGGCAATAGAAGAATTAGTGTGAGGAGTGGACACGGTGTTGGGAAGAGTACTGGCGCGAGTTGGGCGATGATCTGGTACTTGTTTCTGAGGTTTCCGGTGAAAATTGTGGTGACGGCACCAACCAGTTCACAGCTTTATGACGCATTGTTTGCGGAGGTTAAGCGGTGGGTGAAGGTGTTGCCGCCGATGCTGGCTGACCAGCTGGAGGTGAAGCAGGACCGGATTGAGGTCAAGGATGCTAACGAGGAGGCGTTTATCTCAGCCAGGACATCGCGTGCAGAGCAGCCCGAGGCGTTGCAGGGGGTTCACAGTGACCATGTGATGCTGGTGGGGGATGAGGCCAGCGGTATTCCGGAGAAGGTGTTTGAGGCGGCCAGCGGAAGTATGTCGGGCCACAACGCCGTGACGTTGCTACTGGGGAATCCGGTGAGGAGTAGCGGGTTCTTCTTTGACACGCATAACCGGTTGGCGGGGGATTGGGTGACGATGAAGGTGTCTTGCACTGAGTCACCGAGGGTGAGTGAGGCTTACATTGAGGAGATGAAGTCGCGGTACGGCGAGGAGAGTAACGCGTACCGGATTCGCGTGCTGGGTGAGTTTCCGAGGAGTGATGAGGATACGGTGATACCGATGGAGTTGTTGGACTTGGCGATGAATCGGGACGTAGTGGCCTCACCTTATGCGCCGCTGGTCTGGGGGTTGGACGTGGCGAGGTTCGGCTCTGATCGCTCAGCGCTGTGCAAGCGGCGGGGTAACGCGGTGACTGAGCCGATTAAGACGTGGAAGAATCTGGACTTAATGCAGCTGACCGGCGCGGTGGTGGCTGAGTTTGAGGCGTTGCCGCCAAGCGACAGACCGGAGGAGATACTGGTTGACAGTATTGGACTTGGTGCCGGAGTGGTGGATCGGCTCAAAGAGTTGGGTTTACCGGCGCGCGGGATTAATGTCAGCGAGAGTCCGGCCATGGGCGGGACGTATAGGAATCTGAAGGCTGAACTTTGGTACAAGGCCAAGGCGTGGCTGGAGCAGCGGGACTGTCGGCTGCCTAAAGATGAGTTGCTGGTGGCCGAGTTGGCGACTGTGCGTTATATGTTTACGAGCAATGGGAAGATTCAGATTGAGAGCAAGGATGAGATCAAGAAGCGGGGTTTGGCCTCACCTGACAAGGCTGATGCGTTTTGTTTGACGTTTGCCTCTGACGCTGTAATCGGCATGATGGGGAGTAAGGCCAGCACCAAGTGGGGACAGCCGTTGAAAAGAAACCTGTCAAGGGTTGCATAATACGAATTCGTTGGCGCATAGTAACTGGGGCTACTAAAAGCAGTTTGCTCTAGGTTGGATTCAACCCAGAACTCCCTGCGCCAACACTTAATTTTTTAAGGAGTAACCGCGATGAAGATGACCAAAGCAGCGAAGAAATCCACCAAGCCAATGGCCGCGAAGACAGCAAAGAGTCCTAAGCCAGCGATGTCTATGCCCATGGCGATGGCAATGCCTATGCGCGGTGCGCGTACAGCGAAGAACATGAAGACCAAGGGGATGCGTTAATGGCTACGCTCAAGCGCACCATGGATCAGGCCATGGATCAGGATGAGGGCTACGAGGGGGGCGAAGAGAGTTGTCCGATGGCAACGCAAGACATCACGTTGAATTTGAAGAATCGCGCCAAGGCGATTGATTCTGCGAACTACGGCCCTGAGAATCCGAAGCTGCCTAATAAGCAGTATTGGATGGAGATGGCGGCTGAGTGGGAGGTGTCCGAGGAGGATGCCAAGATGAGCCGTTGCGGTAACTGCGCGGCGTTTAACCAGGATGACTC